CTCACTGGTCTCCTTCACGGCCGCGTCGACGCCCGGCCGGATGGAACAGCTGCCGCAGCGCAGGTCGTCGCCGAACCAGGCCACCACCAGGGCTGCCGCGCGGACATCGCGGCAGGTGGCGGTGAGTTCGTCCAGCGACACGATGAAGTCGCTCTGTACCGCCGAGGCGTGGGCATTCTCGGACTCCGTGACACCCGCCTCGCGCTCGGTCGTCACCACCTCGGTGTCGTAGCCGAACTCGGTCGAGCCCGGAATGATGCTCACCGCCCGCACATGGCGCTCGGTGCCCCCGAGGCTTCTGACCACTTCGAAGGACAGCTGCGGCAGACGGTTTCCGAAATCTGCCAGTGGCAGGCGCTCGAAGACCACATAGGCCGTGCCGCGATAGGCGGGAACCTCGGCGCCCTCCATCTTCGCCGTGATCAGGCTGTCGGGCATCTGCGTCTCACTGCCCGTATGAAGGCGCGCGCTGACGCCTGACATGTCGAAAGGCTTGCCATCGGCCCATACCCGCGCGATGCGGTCGATCTCGCCCTCGCACAGCGCCACGGCGAAATTGGCGAAATAGCTGTAGGTCCGGACCGTGTTGCCGCCACTGTCGCTGCCGCCCTTGCCGCCGCCCGCCGTGTCGGTCTTCTGGTCCTCCTCGAATTCCGTCGCCCAGATCACCTGTCCGGCAACGCGCATGCGGCCCCACAGTTTCGGGATCGGCGCACCCTCCGATGACGCCATGACACGCAGGTCCGACAGCCTTGGGCCATCGACGCGCTTCGACGAGCCGAACAGCGCCTGGTCGGCAAAGCTCCCGGCGACGGCGCCAAGCGCACGGCCGATGATGCCGCCCACCGGCCCGCCCAGCAGCGTGCCAAGTCCCGCGCCCACGGCTTGTAGGACAACCGTCGCCATCAGTGCTCGATCCCCGGAAATCGGAAGGCAGCCGCCAGATGACGGAGCCACCATTGTGACAGCGCAACCTCTGTCACCGCCGCGCCCTCCTGCGCATGGATCATGGCGGCCTTCGACACGGCAATCCCGGCATGCTTGGCCGGCAGGTGCCGCCGCCAGCGGAACAGAAGCACGTCCCCGGCCAGAAACGCCGTACACGGAATTTCCACGAGGTGGCGGCGGGCTGCCATCATCAGGGCTTCGCCGCCGCCGCTTTCGGCCCAGCTCCGGCCATAGGCGGGAAGCGCTTCCGGTTCATTGCCCATCGTCTCGCGCCATACGCCGCGGACGAGGCCAAGGCAGTCCGCCCCTGCGCCCTTGAGGCTTGCCTGATGGCGATAGGGCGTGCCGCGCCAGCCGCGCGCGGCGGCGACGATCTCCTCGCGTGTCGGCATGTTCAGCTCTTGGAACTCTTGTAGCGGAGCGCGTAGGTCATCACGAAGTCATCGCCCGGCATGTGCGGAAAGCCGCGAAAATTGACGGCATTCCCGAACTTGTCGCGGCAGGTGGCGAATTGCTTGTCACAGCCGGCGCGCAACGTGACAGCGTCACCCTGCAGCGGCACCGACGGCAGGGGCTGCCACACTTCGATGCTGACCGTGCCGCCCTGCACCCGGTGGAACTTGATCTGCGCCTCGCGGCCCTTGTTCGTTCCCGAGCGGAAGCGCACCGTCCCGGCGGCAAAGAAGCCCGGCGGAAAGCTCTCCGCGCCGCTCACGGTGATCCGCCGGTTCTGCGCACAGGAAAAGACCAGCGCATCTGCGCTGTAATTGGCGCTGCCGGCATTGACCTTGCAGCGCGCATCACCAAGCACCGCGTCGCAGCCATACTGGAAAAGCCGGCCGCGCGGCTGGTTCAGCACATGCGCAAGGCCGCGCAGCTCGGCCTGGAAGAAGGTGCCGCTCCGCGTCACCTCGCCGAGATTGCCGCTCATGATCAGAACCCGCTGCTCCGGGTCGGCCCAGTTGACCCGCCACAGCGTGATCCGCGCATCGTCGAAATCGCCAGCCGCCAGCCGCGTCTCCGAGAGCCTGCCTGACGACAGCGCGCCCGATGCCTCGAGATTGTCCACCGCGAGGCCGAGCCCGGAGTCGATCTCGGTTGCCGTGAACCCGCTCTCCGCCTCGAACAGCGCGTCCTCGAAAGCGAGGTCGCGGTCATGGTCGGTGAAGCCCAGGACCTCGCCACCCCGCGTCTCGAGCCGCCAGCAGTGGCACAGCGTGGTGGCCCCGCCCGCCAGATGCTGGGCGAGCGCCGGATGCAGCGTCCTCATGCGCGGATCTCCACGATCGGAATGTCGGGTATGTCGCCAGCGGCGATCTGCGCGAGATTGATGCGCAGCGTGTCGGTGTCGAAGCGCACCGGCACGTCGAACTCGAAGCCGGCCGTCACGGCAGCGCCGGGCGGCGGCGGTGTCGCGAACTTGACCAGCCCGGTCGCGGCATTGACCGTGAAGCCCGTCACCTCGGCACCGCCGACCGCCACCCGCACCGTTCCGGCAACCGGTCTCGTGATGGTCCGCGCATAGGCGCTGCTGCCCGTGCCGTAGCGCTTGACCAGCTGGAAGCCTGGCGTCGCGCCGTCGCCCGTGCCCAGCGCCTGGTCGAGCGCGGTGACGCTGCCCGACGGGGCGCAGGACTTGAAATCCATGTGATCCTTCCAGCGGAAGCCGCGCAGCCGCCCGCGCCGGGCCTCGAAGAAGGCGATCACGGCGTGGATGTCGTCGAGTGACTTCACGCCAAAGCCCGCATTGTAGCGCCGCCGCGAGTCTGCCCAGCGGCTGTTGCGCTCCTCACCGCCCGAGGCGGTGATCACGATGTCGGTGCGCCGCTCGGGGCCGCCGGAGGTTCCGCGCGCCACGGCGGCGGGAAAGCGCACATCATCGAAGCTCATCTCACAGATTCCTCTGGCCGCGGCTCACCGCGCGCGCGATCAGCGCCGCCACCTGCGACTGCGCCCGCGCAAATCCCTGCGTATCGGGCGTGGCAATGGACACCGAGACATTGACCCCGCCGCCGCGCACGCCAAGCCTGCCGTCGGGGCCACGCGCCAGCGGCAGGATTGCCTCAGGCCCCGCCTCGCCCATCAGCCCCAGGCCGCCCTGCATGGGGAACAGGGTCGGGGAATTGACCACCCCTCCGGCTGCAAACGGAATGACGCGGCCCCCGCCCACGGCATTGCCCATCGCATGCGGCATGATCTGTCCGGACAACCCGCCCAGCAGCGCCCCCAGCGGCCGCAGTGCCTGCGACAGCGCCAGCCGCGCCAGCGACAGCGCCAGCCCCTTCATCACATCCGAGAGGCTCCGGCCGTGGATCGCCGCGCTCGCGAAGGCCGTGACGAGACGGTTGCCCGCGCTCTCGGCCAGCCGGTCGATATCCTGCATCTGGCTTCTGAGGCCGTCGGCCTCGCGGCTCAGCCCGTCCAGTGTTTCGCTCATGTCTCATCCGGAAAGAGTTGCAGAAGGCCTTCGAGCACGGCGCGGCTCGGCGCATCGCGCGCGGGCGGGGCGAAGGCCGCCAGGATCTCGCGCGGCGTTGCCGCCCAGAAGGCCTGCGGCGGAAGCTTCAGCTGCCCCAGGCCCGCCGCCATGTAATCAGCCCACGGAAAGCGCCGCCTCATGGTGTCCCACCCGCGAAGGTCGCCTTGAGCAGGCGCACCACCACATCGAGAAAACCCGCCGCGCCGCCCGGCGCCGTCATGGCGGCGACCTCCTCGTTGCTCACCGCATTGCCCGCGCCCCGCAGCCCGGCACCGATGACGCGGATCGCATCGCTCGCCGTGATCCGCCCGGCCTCGAAGCGCTCGGCAATGGCGACCAGATCCTCCCCGCCATAGGCATGTTCGATTTCGGCGAGCGCGCCCAGCGTCAGGCACAGCACATAGCGCCGCCCCGAAAGCTCGGCCTCGATCTCGCCGCGATGATGGTTGGCCATGTCTCCTCCTCACAAGCCGGTGAATGTCAGTTCGCCCGCCGATTCGAGCGCCAGGTCGAAGGTCACCTCGCCGTCGTGCCGCCCCCCGATCTCCAGGCTGGCGATCTGGAACGGTCCTTCGATCACGCCGAAATCCGGCACGATCACCTGCCAGTCGCGGATCGTGCCGGCGAAGACGCAGCTGCGGATTGCGGCGTCGGACGCCATGTCGCGGAAGATCCCGGAGCCGCGGATCGCCGCCGACTTGATTCCCGCCCCGGCCAGCAGCTCGCGCCACTGACCCGTCGACTCCTGATGCGTGATGTCGATCGCCCCGGCATTGAAGGTGATCGCATTGCTGCGCAGGCCCGCCACCGTCTGGAAGCTGCCCGCGCCCGTCTGGTCGATCTTCAGCAGAAGATCGCGGCCTTTCTGTGCGCCCATGCTGTGTGTCTCCTAAAGCGGTTCGGTTGCGGCGCGGATGCGCAGCGAGGCGCCATAGCCCTCGCCGCCGCGCCCGCGCGTCACGGTCCAGAACACCAGGCGGAGATTGACCAGCCGGTGGCCCGCGACACTCGGCACCGCGCCCTCGAGCGCGGCGGCGATTTCATCCGTCACATCCTGCGCCAGCTTGCGGCTGCGACTGTTGGTGCGCAGCGCGAGCGTCAGGAAATGCTCGTGCGCCACCGTGTCGGCCGTGCTCCAGTCGCGGGTCTCGAGCGTGGTGAACTCGATGTGCGTGGGCGGCGCGCCGCGCGGCAGCTCCTCATAGACATGCGCCCCGCCGAGGAGCGCCGTGAGCGGGGCATGCGCGAGCAGCGCCCCGCGCACCGCGCTCACCAGTTCAAAGCCGCCGCTCACGGCCGCACCGCGAGATAGGGCGCGAGCAGTGCTGCGATGCTCGGCGCCAGCTGCGAACCCGCCTCCTCGCCGCGATTGCCATACCAATGCGCCACCATCAGCAGCATGGCCTGGCGCAGTGGTTCGGGAACGGCCTCGGGGGCCGCCCCAAATCCGGCGGTGACGGCGATGGCAATCCCGTTCATCAGCCGGCCCGGCAGCGGCCAGGCGCCGCTGACCGGCATGAGCCGCGGCGGGCGCGAGGCCAGATCAGCCTCGTAGAGCGCGGGGTCCAGCACCGTCTTGGCGGCATCTGCCGCCAGGACGGCCACCTCGGTGACAGCGATCAGCGGCGACACCGGAAGCCGCACGGTGAGGTCCTCGGGCCAGGCGTCCTGGAGGCACAGCCAGGCCTGCGAGAGAAAGCACAGGCCCGTGCGCGCCTCCGCCACCCGCCGCGCCGAGGTGATGAGCTGCAGAAGCAGCAGGTCGTCGTCGCTGTGGGTGATGCGCAGATGCGCCTTGGCGGCGGCAAGCGTCACCGGCTCGGTGATGGGCGCGCCCACGAGAATCGCTGGCATGGATCTTGTCCTGAAGATGTTGGATGGGGCCTGGCTCAGTTCACGCCGAATTTCATCAGCTTGATCGCCTCGAAGTTCTGCACGCCGCCGCCCACGCGCTTGGTCATGTAGAACAGCACATAGGGCTTGGCCGAATAGGGATCGCGCAGCACGCGAAGCCCGATGCGGTCGACCACCAGATAGCCGCTCGCGAAATCACCGAAGGCCAGCGCGAAGGAATCGGTGGCGATGTCGGGCATCGCTTCGGCCTCGGTCACCGGAAAGCCCATCAGCGTCGCCTTGCCGTCGGGCCTCGCGGCGGGTTCCCAGATGTAGTTGCCAGCCGTGTCCTTGAACTTGCGGATGGCGCTCTGCGTGCGGCGGTTCATCACCCAGGTCGCATTCTGCCGGTAGCCGGTCTTCAGGCTGTAGGCCATGTCGACCAGCCGGTCCGACGGGTTCGTCGCGGCGAAGGCCCCGGCGACACCGGTGGCGAGATAGCCGAGATTGCCCCAGCTCCAGCCCGCATCCGCGACCTTGGTGTAGTCGAGAAATCCCCTGGGCCGGTTCACGCCGGTGCCGGTGGTGAAAGCGATGCCCTCCTGCTCGGCGAAGACGAGCTGCACCTCCTCGGCCAGCCACTGGTCGATGTTCACGGCCGCATCGTCGAGCAGCGTCTGGGTGGCAGACGGCATGGCATAGAGCTCCATCGCCGGGAACTGCAGTTCGGCCAGCGTGATCGAGCCGGTC